CGAGCAAGCTAACGAGCAAAAAGATGGTAAAGAAGCTGAAAAAAAACAGCCGCAGGCTGGTGAGCAAAAAGAAAAGAAGAGAAAGAAATCCAAAGCTCCTGCTGGGTCGATAAACATCGCGCCGGGATCTGTTGGAAGGGGTCGTTTTAAGGGTTTTGTTGCAGAAGCAGGCGCGCGGGCTGAGAGCGATCCCGATGGTTTAATGGAAGATCTAGGTGTTAAATCTGCTGGAGGCAACACAGACGCAGACCGCGTAAAAGGCGTTTTGCAAAGAGCAATCGCTTTTAATGATTTAATGAGTCAAGCATACGGTGGTGCATCCGGCGCGCGTGTAAAAATAGGTGAGGGTGAGCAGGTTACAACTGGAGTCAGAGTTGCGTTAGGAGAGTTATCAACAAGAGACGGCATTAAGTTTATAAGTCATACGTTAGCGGGTGCAAAAAATGCAGGGATGCTCAGCCTAGATGGTGCGATAGAAATCGGTCTACATGATGGAGAAATTTTCATTAAGTCAATCTAAACAAGGGCACAGCACTTGTTATAATTTTGCATGACTACAGATACAGAAAAAACAATGAAATCAATCGAACAGTTCTTTTCTATCTTAGGAAAAGTGCTAAACGACGAAGACATGAAGTCAATCGAGACTATAGACGTAATGCGGTTAGCATTGTGTCCACGTGGCTTAACTGATAAAGATGGTGGCGTCCCTGGTGGTCTGGTATCATTTTCTTTGGACGTGGCTCTTAAAGCAAAGTCGCTTGCAGAATTCTACAACGTCGAGCCTAAGAAAATTGTAAAGATAGCATTGTTGCACGAGCTCGGAAAAATGGGACATGTTAGCGACGAAAATCTTGCACTGTACTTACAACAAGACAGTTCGTGGCATCAAGAAAAACTCGGCCAATATTACAAATACAACGAGAACTGTCCCAAAATGAACATTGGTCATCGCACGCTTTGGATGTTAAACGAACTTGGTATAAAATTAGACTACGACGAGTGGCTAGCCATCGCTGTTTCACAGGGACTGCATTTACAAGATAACGCTTTTTACGGCAGTGCAAAGCTACCAGCGACAGCGCATCTCTTACAAGCAGCGAGAAACGCAATACTAAGCGCATAATTATTTTTATGCGCGAACTACTGAGAGAATTTATAAAAGCCATCCTCGCTGAACAAACACCGCCTGGTCTTAGAATGCGCTCCTCTGCGAGTGCACATCCTAGCGTCACTGTTGGCGGAACCGGAATGAATTATGTCGGGGAAAAAGAAGATAGTAAGGAAAAAGTACCTGATAACTTACTTCTTGAGCCTGATGATCCTGATCAGGATGAACGTCCAGACGAGGCTTCCGGCGCAGCTGCAGTTGCTGGCGTTACTGTGCCTCTTGGAGCAGGTCCAACTTAT